TTGGCAAAACTATCGTCAGATTATCTACTGGAGTACATTCGGCCGATCGCTCGGGTTCTGAAAGCCGCGAGGTTGATAACCAGTGCTCTGGGAGTGGTGGCAATAGCCGTCGGTCAAACCTGGATGACTTCGCAAACGGCATGGCAGCTTGAATGGGCGCCGTTGATATTCTGGAGCGGGGTCGGCGCGATTGTCGTCACCGGATTAATCCTACTGTTCTTCGAGAAAGATTGCGCGTCACTGTTACTTGACCTTAACAAAAGTGAGGTAATGGTCGGCGAACAGTCGGACCATATTCGTTACTTGGAAAGGCGAGAGGAAATCCTTCTTTCTTGGCAGTCGGTTACAAAACTTCTCGCTGAGCTGTTGGATCAGGCGCTAACCACCTCTGAACTCGACCCCGAGAAGAAGAAGGCTATTTTTACCGCTGTTGTGGAGATCCTCGCAGACTATAAATTCTCCTTGTTTCGGATCGCAGATGAATACTGCAACATTTCTATTTATGAACATTCCGCCGAACGAGGGATTTTGGAATGCATTGCCTGTTATCGATCGCGTCCATCTGATGCACTTGGTGACCATAGAACATGGAAAGTCGGCGAGGGGCATGTCGGTAAAGCGTTCGAATTGCAGCGGGAATTGATTTGCGGAGACGCATCGGCACCCGATATCAAGCCGTGGATTAGTGCCTCGCCAGCGAACTTCGACGATCGTGATGATGAACGATACGTGTCGCTTGCGGCAGTGCCAATTGGAGTAAATGCGGAAGATCCGGTCGGTGTGTTGATCGTGACGAGCAATGTGCCGATGCGCTTTGCCAACTCCGATGAGAACCATGGCGACGAAAACGTGAAGGAAGAGCGCCGACTGGCCGTTGCAGCGCTGCAAGATTTTGCTGCACAAGTGGGGCAGCTTGTGGCAGTATTCAGGCTAAGAGAGGCGACGCATGCCGAAGGAACCTCTAGCGATGAGTAAAGCACCGAAATCATTCAGCTCTTTCACGACGACGCGGATCGGTACGATCAATCGCGACATCGAGAAGAACATCAAACTCGTCGTGTCGGGGTCACGCGGCGCTACCGGTGAGGCGATTTCTTCCGTTAAGAAGCGTCAGGCCCTATTGGCCGCTCGTCCGTTCAAGGCAAAGCAGTCCGCTTAATCAGCTAAACGCCTGCTGCGCCTGCTCCTGCCAAGTCTCGCCTGCCAGAAAACACAGATCGTAGAGGCTGACCGCTGACGCTTCGCGTCCGCAGGTCAGGCATTTGAGCACCTCTGGCGCCAAATAGGCAAGGCGCAGCTGGCGGCTGACATGGCGCTCGGCCAAGCCGACGGCCTCGGCCAGTTCCTGGATCGTGGCGAACTCGCCTGCCTCCATGCGCCGCCGCCAGCCCCATGCCCGGCCGATGGCGCGCAGGATGTGCGGGTCCTGCGCCTGATCATCGCTCGGGTTGTAATCGGCGGGCGGCATGATCTTGGGCCGCCCGTTCTTCTTGCGCAACTTCAGGGGGATCAGCACGCGGATCGTGTCATTGCCACGGGTCATTCGGCGGCCTCCATGTCGCGCGGCGCGATCATTTCGCGGATGACGCCCGCGACGCCTTCGCGCCGGATGTCGACCTCGAGCCCGGCGGCGGTGACGGTGACGCGCCGGACCAGCAGCTGGATGATCCGCGCCTGTTCGAGCGGAAACAGCTGCGCCCAGAGCGTGTTGAAATCATGCAGCGCCGCGATGGCCTCGGCCTCGGACACCTGATCGCGCTTCAGCGCCACCAGCACCTGCGTGACCACCTCGGGCGTCTGCAGGATGCGCCGCACCTCGGTGACGATGGCGTCCTCGACCATGCCCGCAGGCAGGCGGACTGGTGCTTGATCGCTACCGCTGTCGTCCTCCGTCGTGCGGTTCTTGATCACGTCCATCGACACGTAATAGCGGTAGAGCTTGCCGCGTTTCTTGGTCGCGGTCGGGGTCATGGCCGCGCCGGTGTCGGTGAAGATCAGGCCCTTCAGCGGCGCAGGCGTCTGCATGCGGCTGTTGCTGGACCGGGCGTGGCGGTTGCCCTGCAGGATGGCGTCGACCTGATCCCAGACCTTGTCGGTGACAATTGCGTCGTGCTCGCCCGGATAGGCCTTGCCCTTGTGGACGGCCTCGCCGCGATAGACGCGATTGCGGAGCACCCGATAGAGATAGCCCTTGTCGATCAGCGTGCCTTGCTTGCTGCGGAACCCCTCCCGCCGCAGCTCCTTCGCCAACATCGTGGCCGAGCCGAGTTCGACGAACCGGTCGAAGATCCGGCGCACCGAGGCGGCCTCAGCCTCGTTGATCACCAGCTTGCGGTCCTGCACATCGTAGCCGAGCGGCACATAGCCCCCCATCCAGATCCCCCGCTTGCGCGAGGCGGCGACCTTGTCGCGGATGCGTTCGCCGATGACCTCGCGTTCGAACTGGGCAAAGCTCAGCAGGATGTTCAGCGTCAGCCGCCCCATCGAGGTGGTCGTGTTGAAGGACTGCGTGACCGAGACGAAGGTGACGCCGTTGCGGTCGAAGACCTCGACCAGCTTCGAGAAATCCATCAGGGCGCGGCTGAGCCGGTCGATCTTGTAGACCACGACCACGTCGATCAGCCCGTCGTCGATGTCGGCCAGCAGCTGTTTCAGTCCCGGCCGGTCCAGATTGCCGCCCGAGAAGCCGCCGTCGTCGTAGCGGTCGCGGGTGGCGACCCAGCCCTCGGATTTCTGGCTGGCGATATAGGCTTCGCAGGCCTCCCGCTGGGCGTCGAGGCTGTTGAATTCCATGTCGAGCCCTTCCTCGCTCGACTTGCGGGTGTAGATGGCGCAGCGCAGGCGGCGGCCGGGGCGCGTGTTCATGTCCATGCTCAAACCTCCCGCGGTCGGACCTGCAGCCCGAAGAAGCGATAGCCGTTCCAGCGCACGCCGGTGCCGCCGCCCTCGGCGAGCCCGTCGAGACCGCGCTCACCGGCGTCTTCGACATCACCAAGATCGGCTCGCAGGCCTGGACCGCGGGAGCCCGGATCTACTGGGACGATACCAACAAGCGCACCACCAACGTGGCGACATCGAACACGCTGATCGGCGTCGCCACTGAGGCGGTCGCGGGCGGGGCCGGTGACACCATCGGCCGGGTGCGATTGAACGGCGCGTTCTGATGAACGCTTTCGCCGCCGCTGTCGGCGCGCTCTTTTCCGATCCGAACATCGGCAGGGATGCGGTCTACACGCCCGAGGGCGGCGCGCCCGTGTTGGTGCGCGTCGTCGCCCGGCGCGCCGACGCCATCACCGACTTCGGCGATGCGAGGCTCTGGTCTGAGACCACGCGGATCGACCTGCGCGTCGCCGAGGTGGCGAACCCGCGACCGGGCGACCGGATCGAAGTCGACGGCGAGGCCTTCCTCATTCAGGGCGAACCCGTCCGCGACCGTGAGCGGCTCGTCTGGACCGTCGACCTGAGGCCCGCATGAGGCTGAAGCTCGACATCGATCCCGACATCGTCGCGATGATGCAGGCGGAGGTGGCGGCGGGTGAACGCGCGGTAACCGCCGCCATGCGCGAGGCCGGGACCGGGCTGAAGGCTGCGTGGCGCCTGCAGGTCACCGGCGCAGGGCTCGGCACACGCCTTGCCAACACGATCCGCAGCCAGACGTTTCCGAAGTCGGGCGAAAGCCTCGACGCCGCCGCGTTGGTCTGGTCGCAAGCGCCGGTCATCGTCGGTGCACATGACACCGGCCCGCTGATCCGCTCGAAGAACGGGTTCTGGCTCGCCATCCCGCTGCCCGCCGCAGGCAAATCCCTGCGCGGCGGCCGGATTACGCCCGGCGAATGGGAACGGCGACGCGGCCTGCGCCTGCGCTTCGTCTATCGTCGCACCGGTCCGAGCCTGCTGGTCGCCGAAGGGCGGCTGAACACAAAGGGTCAGGCGGTTGTCTCGCGCTCCAAGACCGGGCGCGGCAAGGTCACCGCGCCGATCTTCCTGCTGGTGCCGCAGGTCAAGCTGCCGAAGCGGCTAGACCTGGCGCGAGATGCGGACCGGGCCTTTGACAGTGTGCCGGGGTTGATCGTGGCGAATTGGGTGGAGGGGCGAAGCTGAAAAATGCCGAACGGCAAAGCGGACCTAGAAATCTAGCTCCGGTTCAACAGCTCTTCGATAGTCGTTAACTCGCGCTGCCACCAATCCAAAGCCTCACGATACACGTCGCGTGCATCTTCGCCTTCGCCGTGTCCGGTCAGGAGCGGGCGATAAAGATTCTCGCCAAGTTGGAAAACTCCGCGTTCGGTTTCGCCATCCGGGGTGTCCGACTGGACCAGTAGAGGGATTTCCGTATCAAGCGACACGCCAAATTGATACTCTTTCAGAACGTTGTTCCGTTCTTCCTCAATGAAATCCCAAAAAATAGCATTTTCTTGTCGTTCAGACACCCAGATCCGATATCTCTGATCGACCGCGAGGCCGATGCGAGGATCTGCGCCATCGACTTTCTTGAGAACGTGACCCACAGCCCTCAATAGCGCCACTGAACCGGCCCATAGGACTCGCCAACGCCTAAGGTCTTCTACTTCCTCAAGCATTTCGAGCGCAATTTCGCAGTCAATTAGAACTTCTCTTGCGGATGTTGTCATGGCGCGTTGCCTTTGCTCTCGAGAATACCAGCGCGAAGAAAAACTCAGCACCCTGCGGAGACCTTATTACATCAATGCCCACGCCACGCGAAACCATCCTCGCCGCGCTGCACGCGCGGCTTTCGGCGTTATCAGCCACCACCCTGCGCGGCGAGGTGCTGCCCGAGCGCGTGCCAGCCGGAGGGCTACTGATCCTGCGGGATGGCGATCCGGGGGAGCCGGAGGTCACGCTCTCGCCCCTGCGCTACCACTACCAGCACCGCGCCGAAATCGAGGCGGTCGTTCAGGGCGCCGCCCGTGACGCCGCCTTCGACACGCTGACCGCCAGCATCGGCGCGGCGCTCGCCGCCGACCGCACGTTGGGCGGCCTTTGCGACTGGGTGGAGGCGGAAGCGCCGCGGCCCGTCGATCTGCCGGTCGAGGGCGGGGCTGGCTTGAAGGCAGCCGTGATCCCGGTGGTGCTGCACTATTCCACGGCCGACCCGCTGGCCTGACCCAAACGACGACAGGAGAACACCACGGCACGAGCCCAGGGGGCGCGGGCGCAGATGGCGCTTGCGTTCGAGACCACGTATGGCACGCCGCCCGCTGGCGGCTTCACGAAGATGCCCTTCGCCAGCACCACGCTCGGCGCCGAGCAGCCGCTCTTGAACTCCGAGCTTCTCGGCTACGGCCGCGACCCACTGGCACCGATCAAGGACGCGGTGACGGCCGACGGCGACGTCGTCGTGCCGCTTGACGCGGAGGCCTTTGGCTTCTGGCTGAAGGCCGCCTTCGGGGCGCCGACCACCACCGGCACCGGCCCCTGGACGCACGAGTTCCAGTCCGGTGCCTGGACGCTACCGAGCCTCTCCATCGAGACCGGCATGCCAGAGGTGCCGCGCTACGCCATGTATTCTGGCTGCGTGCTCGACCAGATCACCTGGCAGATGCAGCGGTCTGGTCTGCTGACCGCCACGGCACGCTTGGTGGCGCAGGGCGAAACGGTCGGGGCGACGACCAGCGCCGGAACGCCCGCCGCGCTGGAGCTGCAGAGGTTCGGCCATTTTAACGGCTCAATCACGCGCAACGGGACCGCCCTCGGCAACGTGGTCTCGGCCGACATCACCTACGCCAACAACCTCGACCGGATCGAGACCATCCGCTCGGACGGCCGCATCGATGGCGCAGACCCGTCCATCGCGGCACTCACCGGCTCCATCGAGGTCCGTTTCGCCGACAGCACGCTGGTGACACAGGCGATCAACGGCGATCCGTGCGAGCTCGAGTTCGCCTACGTCCTGCCCTCGGGCGAGAGCTTCACGTTCACCGTGCATGCCGTCTACCTGCCGCGCCCGCGCATCGAGATTTCCGGGCCGCAGGGCGTGCAGGCGACCTTCGACTGGCAGGCCGCCCGCGACAGCGGGGTCGGCCGGATGTGCACCGCCACCCTCGTAAACGATGTGGAGACCTACTGATGCTGAACCTCGACCTGACCAACGCGCCGCGCTGGCACGATCTCACCCCCGGCGTCCGGGTGGCCTTCGTGGCCGAGGTGCGATCGCTGGCCCACGTGCTGGGCCAAACCGTCGGACGTACGTTTCAGGCGACATGCGATGCCGCCCTTGGCGACGCGCGCTGCGGGGTCAATCTCGAGGCCCTTGCCTTCAAGGGCACCGGGGCGATCATCGATCTTCTGCGCGACCGCGCCTTTACCGCCTCTGGTCTCGGTGGTTTCACGTCCGGCTGGTTCACCTTCGGCACTCTCGACTGGACGAGTGGGGCCAATGCTGGCCGACAGGCCGAGGTATTGTCGCACGACCTCGTCGATGGCGTTGCCATCCTGACCCTGCTTGAAGCGCCGGTGCGCGCCATTGCCATGTCCGACACCTTTACCATCCGCGCCGGGTGCGACAAGCGCATCGCTACCTGTGGCACGAAGTTCATCAACATTGTCAACTTCCGGGGCTTTCCCAATATCCCCGGCCAGGACGCTGTCCTGCGCTATGCCACCACCGATGGCGGCCATGAGGGGGCGGTGCTGTGACGCCTGCCGATCCCGATCTTGTCATCGCCGCCGCGCGGTCTTGGTTGGGCACGCCCTACCACGATCAAGCCAGCCTCAAGGGCGTCGGCTGCGATTGCCTTGGCCTGGCGCGCGGTGTCTGGCGCGAGGTGGTAGGCCCCGAACCATTCCCGATCCCGCCCTACAGCCGCGATTGGGGCGAACGCGGCCCGCGCGAAGTCCTTGCCGAGGGCGCGTGGCGGATGATGCCAGAGATCGCACCCGTCAATGCCCCTCCCGGCGCGCTGATCCTGTTCCGCATGATGCCGCGCGCCATCGCCAAGCATGTTGGCATCCTCACCGGTCCCGACACCTTCCTGCACGCCTACGAGCGGCTCGGCGTCATCGAGGAACCGCTGACCCCGACGTGGCGACGGCGCATCGCCTTCGCCTTCCTCTTTCCCCAACGCTGAGAGATCCCCATGGCCACGCTTGTCCTCGGCGCTGTCGGCACTGCCATCGGCGGGGCCTTTGGCGGCGCGATCCTCGGCTTTTCCGGCGCAGCCATCGGCGGGTTCATCGGCTCGACCGTGGGCTCGGTGGTCGACAGCTGGATCGTGTCCTCGCTGGCCCCCGCCCAGCGGATCGAGGGTGCACGGCTCGATACGCTACGCATCACCTCGGCCACCGAAGGGGCGGTGATCCCGCGGCTTTACGGCCGGATGCGCATCGGCGGCAACATCATCTGGGCCACCGATTTCCGCGAGGAGACGAAGACCACGACGCAGGGCGGCGGCACCGACGCCATCCGCAAGGGCAGTGGCGGCGCCACTGTCGCCGAGAACCTGAACGTGCTGCCTGACCAGCCCGACATCGTGGTGGCGCTGGACCGGCTGCAGGCCATGGCCCCGGCGGTCGAGAGTGTCAGCCTCGTCGTGGCCTGGTTCGGCAACGATCTGCGTGCCGGATCCTGCAAGGTGAAGCCAGGTGTCGAGGTTGCCTCCAAAGCCACCACACCCGCCAACTGGGAGGTCGACGGGGTCAGTCGCGCCAGTGCCCATCTGGTCAGCCGCGACGCCGAGGATCGGCCGGTCTATGGCGGTACACCTGCGGATTTCGCGGTGGTTCAGGCGATCCAGGAGATGAAGGCGCGCGGGCTGCGTGTCACTTTCTATCCCTTCCTGCTGATGGATGTGCCGCCCGGCAACACCCTGCCGAACCCCTACAGCGCCAATGCCGCCACGCCGGGTCAGCCTGCATTCCCGTGGCGGGGGCGGATCACCTGTTCCCCGGCTGCTGGCTTTGTCGGCTCGGTCGACAAGACCGGTACGGCTGCAACGCAAGTGTCGGCGCTGTTTGGTGGTGCGACGCCCGGCAGTTTCAGCGTGTCGGGCGAGAGCGTCAGCTTCACCGGCTCGCCCAGCGACTGGGGCCTGCGCCGCATGGTGCTGCACTATGCCCATCTCTGCGCGGCGGCGGGCGGGGTCGATGCCTTCCTGATCGGCACCGAGATGCCCGGCCTGACCACCATCCGCTCGGGGGCCAGCACTTACCCTGCCGTCACCGCCTTCAAGACCCTCGCGGCCGACGTGAGCGCCATCCTCGGCGCGGGCACGAAGATCGGCTATGCCGCCGACTGGTCGGAATACTTCGGCCATCATCCGCAGGACGGCAGCGGCGACGTCTATTTCCACCTCGACCCGCTCTGGTCAGATAGCAACATCGACTTCGTCGGCATCGACAACTACCTGCCGCTCTCGGACTGGCGCGATGGTTTCGACCATGCCGATGCGCTTGAAGGCTGGCCCGCGATCTACGACCGCGCCTACCTGCAATCGAACATCGCGGGCGGCGAGGGCTTTGACTGGTTCTATGCCAGCGCTGTCGACCGGTCTGCGCAGATCCGCATGCCGATCTCCGATGGCGCGGCAGGCAAACCGTGGGTGTTTCGCCCCAAGGATATCCGCGCATGGTGGACGAACCCGCATTTCAACCGCCCCGGCGGGGTGGAGAGCGGCTTGGCCACCGCTTGGGTGCCGCAATCGAAACCCATCCGTTTCACCGAACTGGGCTGCCCCGCCATCGACCGGGGCACCAACCAGCCGAACGTCTTCTTCGACCCGAAATCGTCCGAAAGCTTCACGCCGTATTTCTCGCGCGGCTGGCGGGATGATGCGATCCAGCGGGCCTATCTGGAAGCGAGC